GTCTGCTATGGACATTGTTTCAAGCCTGACCGATTCCCATCCTTTGAGTGCCAGCAACAATTCCTCTTGGTTTTTAATTTTTCTCGTAAGCACCCTCTCTATGTATATTTTTCTATTAGGTTTGTGCGACTTCTCATACTTTCCTTTGAAATGTCTCAGCCATGGTGCGAGGTGTGGGGTCAGTACCCCGTCGGTGTGATTGCTCAATGACGGCGCTATCAGGTGTTTGAATCTCCATGTCTCACCTTTGGGCATGACGTAATAGTTTAATTCAGGGAATAATTCTTTAGCTATTTTATCAAAGTACGTGCTGGGATTAGCCAGTACGAAAACATATTTGGTGAAAGCGGTACTCCATCTTTTTTCCACGAGTCGGAACTTGGATATAACATCTATTAGTATGTGCCATGGGTTGGCAGTGCTGTCCTCATCGATGGGCAACCATACGTACTTGTGTTCCTCGTTGAACTGTTTGGTCACGGCGGGCATCTCCAGATCAACCGTGTCCCCCCACGTGGTCCATAGCCCATGCGTCTTTTGTGGTTTGTTCCTGCTCTTGTGTGTTAGGTTCCACACGTGGTTTGTTATTAGGTGTTGGTCTTCTGTCACAAGCACAGGACAACTGTTCACGGAACAGTTATTAAATTCCGCCACAAACGTTGGTAATGAAGTGAATGAGCTCTCAGCATTGGCGTGATAGTCCACGTGGTAATTGTAACCTTGATCTACAGTTTCCCATTGATCGAGGAAATACTTCAGGGAGTTCATATTTTTTACTGACATTTTATTAATAATTATGTTATAATACACTACTATGATATTATTCTCAAATGGATGCAGTTTCCTTACACCCAGGCCAAAAGACGGAGTGGACACATTCACATCAAATATAATTGCTGAAAATTACAACATGCAGTTGGTAAATCTTGCAATGGGCGGCAGGGGTAATACTAGAATAGGTTTTTCAACCAAGGTTTGGGTAGAACAGAATAAAGACAAGGATGTTTTTGCTGTGATAGGTTGGTCCAGTGCAGTCAGGAACGATTACATCACAGATGATGGATGGAAGAAAGGTCGTGTACCTGGAACAGATCTTACCTGGCGGACTTGGAAGACATTGGACAATGTGAGTTTCATAAGAAGTCATAAAGGATGGGATATAGAAAACAATCTTTCTATGAACTTCCTTGATAATGTTTTTGACTTGCAGAATTACTTTGAACGTAAGCGAATACCCTACGTGATGTACAACTCTCTACCTAACGATTTTGGGAATGGCACAGGGGATTTTGAGGTTATAAGGAATGCAATCAACATGGATAGATTTTTTAATCCAACAGTGAGTCATTTTGAATTTATCTCAGATAACAATTTAATAGTGAGCCCCGATGACCCACACCCGTCGGCAGAGGGACACAAACAATGGGCACAACAATTACAGGAATTCATAGATGCTAACGATCTACGCACCATCTAGTAATAAGAAGAGCAAGGCATGGGAAGTTTTCAACGGTGTTGAGAAGTCATGGCCAGAGCAGATCACAAAGTTGGATAATGCCGTAGAAACAGATCCTGTGAGCAACAGCATGTTCTGGGGATTCGTTGGCAACAACAGGGAGATGGTCAAGAAACTCGAAGCACGTAATCACCACTACTGGTTCACTGACACTCCTTACTTTGGTAGGTTTGACAACAACAATCTAAAACCAGACAACCATTACTGGCGTATATGTAACAACACAATACACGTGCCTTACATAAAGGATTGCAAGTCGGATAGATTTGAGAAGTTTGGAATTAGTATCAAAGCACCAAACTTTGCTGGCAAACATGTTTTAGTATGTCCGAGCTCGTCTGGCATTAACAATTATTTAGATAGACCAAATTGGACAACAGAAACAATAGAACAGATCAAGAGATACACTGACAGGCCCATCAAAGTTCGACACAAGCCCAGGGGCAGGGGTACATCAGGACCGAGTGAGGCCAAGGTACCTCTATCAGAGGACCTCAAAGAGGCTTGGTGTCTTGTGACAAGTTGTAGTATCGCGGCCGTGGAGGCCATGTGTGAGGGTATACCTGTGTTCTGCGACAACAAGAGTTTTGCCGTGGACGTTGGCAACATAGAATTGGCAGACATCGAGAACCCCTACTACGGAGGTCCAGAACCTTGGTTATATAGTCTTGCATATCAACAGTTCACACCGGAAGAGTTCGCAAACGGTACGGCAGTGGAGATACTGTTGGACAAGGGAATACTATGAAGATAGAGAAAGTAAACGGATTCTGGGTGCCCAGTAACGACATACACCTAGAGGAGTGGAAGGCGGGGCAACCATTCACACAGAACAAATGTCTGCTGAAATTCCTGGCTTATTGTCAAACACAGAACAAGAAATTCAAGACGGTCATAGACGTAGGTGCATGGTGTGGCACATGGGCAAAGGCCATGGAACCATTTGCAAAAAAAGTGATAGCGTTTGAACCAGACAAGGTGCACTTCGCATGCCTACAACGTAACTGCACGATCAACTGTGATCCCAGACAGGAAGCTGTGGGATCTGAAATAAAACACATATCTCTCACGGAAGACGACTTTACCCAGGCAAAGAGGGTGGAGAAAGAGGGAGACATCCGGATGGTCACACTGGATAGTCTAGCATATGAAAATGTGGACTTGATCAAGATCGATGTAGAGGGCTACGAGATGGAAGTGTTGAAAGGTGCCAACAACACATTGGCCGGCACACAGTACCTCATGATAGAACTTAATAACAACACTAAAAAATATGGTAGCAGTAACATAGATGTGGAAAAACACATAAAGAGTATAGGCTTCAAGTTGTTGTTGGAGCATTGGCCAGATAAAGTTTTCTATCGTACGTAAATTAACTTAAATATTCAAAATGAAGATTTTTATAACAGGTGTAGCAGGGTTCCTAGGATCTCATCTAGCAGATCTGATGATAGCACAAGGTCACTCTGTTGCTGGCAATGACAACATGATCGGCGGATATACAGACAACGTGCCACAGGATGTTGAATTCCATCAGGTGGACTGTTGCGATCTAGAGAACATGACTAAAGCAATGGAAGGCTGTGACATAGTTTATCATACAGCCGCTACCGCATACGAAGGACTGTCTGTTTTTTCTCCAGTGCTTGTTACACGAAATATTTTTGAAGCTTCAGTTACAACAATTACAGCCGCAATAAGAAACAAAGTAAAACGTATCGTGTATTGTTCAAGCATGGCAAGATATGGGCATCATGACAAGATGCCATACAGAGAAGATTATGAATGTCGTCCACAGGATCCCTATGGTATCGCAAAGAAGGCCGGGGAAGACGTGTTGAGAAATTTATGCGAAACACACGGAGTGGAGTATGTTATTGCTGTGCCGCACAACATAGTTGGACCGAGGCAGAAGTATGATGATCCATTCAGGAACGTTATGTCTATAATGCTGAACAGGATGTTGCAGGGTAAACAACCAATTATTTACGGAGATGGCATGCAACAAAGATGTTTTAGTTATATTGATGATTGCTTGTATTGTTTGAACGCACTTGCATTCCAGGACAACGTTGTTGGTGAAATAATCAACATAGGACCAGATGAAGAACCTATAACAATCAATGAGTTAGCAGAAGCATGTGCCAACGAGACAGGTATCAATTTAGATCCCATACACCATAAAGACAGACCCAAGGAAGTAAAACTGGCAGTGTGTTCGTCGGACAAAGCAAGAAAACTTTTAGGTTACAGCACAGCAACTGACATGAGACAGTCTGTCAGGAAGACTGCTGAATACATACGTACCAGAGGCACAAAGAAATTCCAATATCACTTACCGTTAGAAATCATCAACGACAAGACACCTGAGACCTGGAAGAACAAACTGATATGATTTCTTTTTGTTGTCCGTCTAGGGGCAGGCCCGAGCTGGCAAAAAGACTAGTAGACACTGCAACAGAAACACAGAAAGGTGAAACAGAATTCCTTTTCTACCTCAACGATGATGATCCAACATTAGAGCAGTACCGAGATCTGCTGGACGAAAAACATTATGAGATTGGACCAAACCAATCCACTTGTTGGAGTTGGAACTTGATGTGTGACAAAGCATCACACGATGTTGTCATGCTGATGGGCGACGATGTACAAGTGCTGACTAAAGATTGGGACCAGAAGATTGTAGATCAAATCAACAAATACGAAGACAAAATATTAATGGTAGTACCAACAGACGGAAGGATGAAAGGGACAAAAGCATTAGACTTTCATGAACCTACTCTGTGGGGAGATACTCCATTACCAGCGGCACATTTTGCAGTACATAAAAATTGGACAAATACACTAGGGTACCTTGCACCACCTTTTTTTTGGCACTGGTACGTTGACACGTACACACAGAAAGTTGCTCGTAAACTCGACAGATGTCTATACCTACCAACAGTAGAATTCAAGGCTAAAAAAATAATAGGTGACGATGCAGGGCAACAGATCCGGAAGAATTTTAGAATACCATGGAGAGATGTTTTTGTATGGGAGAAAGTAAGGGGTCGACACTTGGATGCCGATGTTAATGCTTTAAACGACTTTATTAAATCTTTCTAGTATTTTTTTCCAAGCACCTAGTGATAGATCTATCTGCAGGACTGGCCTACGTATGTACCCGTTTTTTCTCTCTAATATCTTTATATCCTTTGATTCTGTGACTAGGAAACTGTTTGGATGATACTTGACCATGTGTCCCGCCATCTTTATGTCTACCCCGGCACTACGGTCGTTACGTTCCTTGAAAAACCAAAGGCACATCACTTCCTTGTCTCTGTTGATCTCTCGTATGTCTTCTAATAATTGGTAACCAACACAATATTTCTCATCAAACTCTTTCCACACCTGGTGTTCGAGATTGTTTTGATTTTCATATAGTCTGTCGTATTCTTTTTGGTCAAATATGGTCTGGGAATAGATGTGTTCGACAGGATCTTTGTGGTAGTGAACAGTTTTCAGTTTCTCCCAGTTCATTATGCTGAGAATAGGTTGATTACTTCTTTCTTCCAATCGTCGGAGTACTCGCAGTTCCTGTAACCATCAAACCAAGGCCCACCTTCTGTGTAGTGTAGTATCTTGGGTTTACCATCCTTGGGCTCCTTGTACCATTCCACTAGCCAGTTGTATTCGTGTGGCAGTGATCCAATATCTGAATCCTCCAACCATGAGAATCTGTGTAGGAATTTTGGTGTTTGCTTGTTCAGGAATTCAGGTGTTAAAATTTTGTTCTTGGGGTGGGCACAATTCCACAACACCATGCTTGACCAGTTCTTCCTAGGATATGCTGTCTGCACCTGTCCGTCCATCTTGATAGATCCTTCTTCGGGTGTGTAATCGTGTTGCACACATACCACGGCCTTGGAATCATCAAAGTATTGTTCCAGTTCTTTTGCAGGGATTTTCCACAGGAAATCGCAGTCACAGAACACCGCCCATCCCTTGTAGTCGTTCAGGTATGGCACGAAGAATCTTGTGAATGTGAATTCTGTTGTCGCTAACTTGTCAATGTCTCGGGTGTAGATGCCTTGCTCTCGCATCTCACTTTGCTTCAGCGGATATACCTCCGCATCAGGATCTCTACGTTTGATACTGTGTTCACACACCTGGTATGATATATCTTCCCTGGAATCCCAACCTACGTATATTTTCATTTGCACAAAATCTCGTGTATCTGTTTCCAATTATTTACACGTATGATGTCGGGGTGATTAAAATCTCTGTTGTATGGATGGTCGATTAATATAGGCTTTAAACCGTAAGAGAGCCCTGCTAGTGCGTTCTTAGGCTTGTCCTCGACCCAATATACCCCGGTGTCATGGAACTCCGCTAATGCACTATCTTTGTCCGCTCCGGTGCCCAGAATGTGGTAATTTGTGAACACGTGTTCTCCGAACAGTTCTCCCAATCTCTTCTTACGCAGTTCTTGTGCGGGTATGTCAGAAGTCTGTGATGTTATTGGCACGAAGGTCCATCCTTCGGCGTGTAGCAGTTTTACCCATGTCTGTGATTCCAGCATTGGTCTCTGTGTGCCCATCCATGCACTCCTATTGAATTCTCTGATCTCCTGTCTGATCACATCCTTGCTGACCCCAAATCTGTTGGCCATTTCGTAGTCGTCCTGTCCCGTGTCCATTAGCTTGTAAGGATAGTTCCTGATACCGTGTTCGTCAAAGTATGATCGTAGTTGCATCCACTTGGTGAAATGGCGTTCCCATTCCAACAGTACTCCATCAACGTCGGTTAATATGATTCTAGCTGATGTCGGCATCTTCCATCCCCGCCACTCTCAGTTTAACGATATTCGTTATCTGCCATTGCTTCTGGTCTAACCCTTTGGTGATGCCTAACCATTGGTTCCTTATCAGTGCGAAGTCATTGATGATCTTGGTCATGTCGACCACATCGTCCTCCCCGTCCACGTACTTTTCTGCGTCCCTACTGCTTAATAATTTGTTGTAGTTCTCTAGGAATTTCCTGAAGGTCTTGGATCTCAGTCTTCTCAATTCTATGTTAAGGTATTCGAGTATGGCTTCCAGTTGTTGCAGTTGGCTGAATCTTTCCTCAACTATGCCTGGCAGTGATGCACTGGCCCTTTCCAGGTTACCGTATATCTTGCACTGTTTCCTCGCTTCGAGCAACTCGTTGTCAAAGTATGCCACACAGTCTGGTATCTTAGCTAGGTTCCTGCTGACTTCGTTGTACCAATTTATCATTCATCAGTATCGCCGTAACCTACGTCTTCGGATTCATCTTCCTCGAACACAGTATTAACAGCTTCCTCTAGTTTTGGATCAAGTTCTGCAGATCCTTTAAGTACCTCATGATCCACCCCAATGTCCTCTAGACTTTTGAGTAAGTCGATTGCCATGTCTAATCTCTGTCGTTCAGGAACGTAATGTATAATGGAGTTCCACAAACGTTCAATGTCAGCGTGATCAAAGTCTATCATCTATTCCTTCTCTATGATTGGTTCTGCTTTTTTAGTTTTTGCTTTTGGCTTCGTTTCAATCACTTCTGCTAACTCTACTGCTGGAACTTGTTCCTTGTCAGCAAAGTCTGTGGATTCTTTGAAGTCTGCCATTAGCATATCTAATTTATCACCAATCCATTGTTTCCTGAAGTCGATGTGTTCCTTGCCTGCTTTATCGATGTATTTCAGTCTGTTTCCGGTCTGTACAAGTATACCTTTCTTCTCAAACAGGTCCACTAGTCCACTGTACGGGTTCATTCCTGTTTCGTATGGAATCTTGACCTGCACACCTTCAAACGGTTTGGCATATCTTGTCTTCATGACTTTACAAGCCGCCCTAATACCTCTCACGTCTGTGACTTTGTTACCATCAAGATCTTCTTTTAATTTAAGTTTTTTCATTGCGATAACAATTGAACTGGCATAGATAAACCCTTGTCCGCCTGATATCTTATCATCTGGGTCAAACATATCCTGTGATGCGTATGTATGGTTGGTTGCTACAAGTCCCACGTTCCATGAACCAAACATGTTCACGCAGTTTCTCACAAGTGCTGTTAATGCCTTGGGTTTCCTACCTAGGTCACCTTTCATGTCGCCTGCTTCAAATTGATTAACGTCTGTTGGTGTAAGCATCATGCCCAATGAATCAATTACAAATAATACTTTTGGAGCACCTTCTTTGTCGTCTGCGTGTGCTTCCTTGTAACCTTTCATGAACTCTGAAATAGTTTTAGCTACATCGTCTATCATTGATATACTTAATTTTAGAAGTTTCTCTTCCGATGTATCTACTTTTAATGCCTGTAACCATTTCTCATCCAATGCATTCTCTGTATCAACAAGTATAACAAATATACCTTGCTCCTGTGCATTCTTGATTATGTTTCCTGCGGCTATGTATGATTTACCTGCTCCTGATTCTCCTGCAAACACAGTAACCTTACCTAACGGAATTCCTTTGTTGAAATCACCGGTCATCAAATAGTTCAATGCGTAATTTCCTGTGCTGATCCAATCAGTGGGATCGCTGAATCCTACACCTAATCCTTGGATTGATTTTGTGATGCTCTTTCTAAACTTTGTTGCGTCAAATACTTTTGTCATAATTTTATCCTTTGTATATCATATATTAACATACCTAGGCCCTGACGTCAATATCAGGGCCTTGGTAAAATGTCAGATTATTTTGCTTGTCTTGATCTGATCAGCTTCAGGATGTCCTCTGCCCTCTTGGCACTATCACCCGCTGGAGCCACCACTGCTGGTGCCGCCTCTGGTTGTGGTGCTGGTGCAGATTCAGTAACAGGTGCCGCTGTAGGAGCCGC